CTGTGGGAAGAATATAAAACTTCTGTGTGTCGTATCCTGACAAGGGTACTTCAACATCGGCCTGTGCCAGGATTGCATCATTGAGTTGGTTGTCCTTGGTTCTAGTACTGAACACATCACTTTGTGTGGGCGGAGTATACACTTGCCAGTAGGTGGAATTGGTGATATCCGTATCAGCTGGCACATTGATCTTGGCCTGGTAATACACATCGCCTGCATTCACAATGCTGCCAGTGGGATAGTAGTTGCCATTGTCCCAGATTTGTTGTGTGACCACTGGCTTTTTCAGTATGTCCTTGAACTCTTGGTTGTTGGTCATTGGCGTGGCCTTCACCCGCCAGATATGCGGCAACCAGGTTTGACTCATGCCTTCTGTGGCATAGTCAGCATCTTGCACCACATAGTATCTAGGCAACGGCTGCGGAATCTCGTTGTTTAACGGATGATAATCTTTAAGGTTGGGCACTTCCAGTACATCACCGTTCATGAGCTTGCGCCCAAATGAATCAATCATGTCGTTGTAGTGAAAAGTGATGAACAAGGTGTCGTTGTTTAGGAACAGGCCAAATTGGCTTAGGTCAAAGTCCACGTCCTGAGCATTGTAGACACCACGCATGACATAGATGTCCTGATCGTATATTCTGTCGCGATTTTCCAACAGCAAGAGATCTTGAATATTCAAAGGATCCAGTGTGTCGTAGATGGGTTGAGTAGCGTCTCCGTTGCCAGAAAACGCTGAATCTTCACCACCGGTTTGCGGACCCATGTAGCGATGCACATAGATATCTAGCCCGCCAACGGTGTAGCGTTCGCTGATGATTCTATCTAGGTATTGGTAATCTCGGGTCCGGTTGGGACGCCACATGGAAAGTCTTGGCATAGTGTTGTATTTATGGGCAGGTTGACCAGAAAGTCTGCTTCAGTTATAATACTGCATGAAAGTGATAAAGCTAGATCGCAGATACAAACCGCACAAAGAAGCTGGGTACGAAGCCGGCCTACGATTCGAGGGCTGGTGGGATCATAAAGACAAAATCAACCAGATTGAATCAATCTGCAAAAGTCGTTTGAACAGCGGCTGGACGGCCCTGCAGTCTGATTGGCTTGCGTATTTTGGAAAACGGAGATACAGCGAATCCGCACCCTACTACATCATGTTCCGCAGGCAATCAGACATGACTTTTGTGCTGATGTGTGCAGACTTGACCAAAAAAGCATGATGTGCTATAATTACATCATAAACACTAGCAAAGGACACACATGGCAACCCTAGCAGCCAAAGCCGCACTCAAAGCACTAAACCCGCGCAGTCCCGACACCAAATATGTTGGCAGCGAACCCGAATGGCGTGTGCAACCCGAACAAGACCGCAATCGCATCAGTGCCATGAGCAATGCATTTGGTTGGTACAACTATTTCTACGGCAAGAAAGAAGCCAAGGAAATGATTGTTGCTTACTTGGACACACACAAACGAGTCAAGGATGCTAAAAAAATACGCACCTTGCCCGACAGCCAAATCCGCTTGACCACAGGCTGGCTGTGCCGCATGAGCATGATGGGGCTGGAATTGACCGAGCACGAACAGATCAAACTGGACAATCTCATTGCAGACTTACTGGCCATCAAAGATCAAGCCGCTGCGGAGGTTGCAGAGCCTGACGCTGTAGCCAAGCCCAACATCCAGGATCGCCTGAGAGAAAAGATGAAGGATTGTGCCGGCGAACTGGAAGGCATGTTTGACGACTTTGTGACTGCTGGCTGCAAGATGTCGGCAGACTGGAAACCCATCGCACAGATCCGTGGCATGAATGTGGCACCCCAGATGGTGTACCACATCGCGGACATCTGGAAAACACGACTGGCCCACTTTGAGCTGGTTGTGGCTGGCAAGGACGCTCAGTTGGCTGAGGGCTATTCTTATCTGTCCAAGGTGCAGTTACGCAACATCGTGAAGTTTTGCGAAGCAGTAATCAACGACTGCGGTGCATACGTGCAGATCAAGAAAGTGGAACGCAAGCCACGCAAGGCCAAGGCCATCAGCCCGGAAAAACGTGCAGCCAAATTCAAGTTCCAGGCAGAAATTGTGGATCTCAAAATCAAAGGACTTGCTCCTGCAAACCTGGTGGACAAGAGCGAAGCCTGGCTGTACGACAGCAAAAAGCGCAAACTGATCCATGTGGTAGCAGACTCACACGTGGGCACGTTCACTATCGAGAGCAACAGCATCATTGGCTTTGGCACAGCAGAAAGTGTGCAGAAAACTGTGCGCAAACCAGCTGACATTGTGCGGGCCATGCAGGCAGCAGGCAAGCCGGCTGCTAGAAAGATCTACAAAGATCTAACCACTACAGAGACACAGTTTAACGGACGCGGAACCGAGAATCTGGTGATACTAAAGGCTTGGTAGTGCCACAACTGGTAAATATAAGGAACTGGAGTTCCTTATGTCAGAAAACACACTGCCCGAGCTAAAACAAAATCTAATAGAGTATTGCAAGTTGATGCTGGGCGATCAGATCGTTGATCTTGAACTGGACCCTGCTCACTACGAAGCAGCATATCAACGCACCATTGGCGTGTACCGTCAACGAGCCAACTATGCCTATGAAGAAGCGTATATTTTCATGGAACTGATTCGAGACATGAACATCTACACTTTGCCGCAAGAAGTTGTGAGTGTGCGTCAGATATTCCGTCGAACCTTTGGCGACTCTAGCGGCCCGTTTGCATCAAACTTTGATCCGTTTGCACAGGCCAGTATGAATGTGTACTTGATGAATTTCAATGTCAGCGGTGGCCTGGCCACCTATGACTTCTACTCACAGTATGTGGAACTGGCCGCACGTATGTTTGGCGGCTACATGAACTACACCTGGAACCCAGTGACCAAAAAACTTCAACTAGTTAGAGATCCCAAAGGGTCTGGTGAGAATGTGCTGATATGGGTATACCAACTCAAGCCCGAAGTGAACCTGTTGCAAGATTATCAAATACAACAATGGATCAAAGACTACATGACTGCTGTTTGCAAAATGATCATTGGTGAAGCCCGTGAAAAATTTGCCACAATTGCCGGCCCACAAGGTGGTGGCAGCTTGAATGGTGCAGCCATGAAATCCGAAGCACAGGCTCAGATGGATGCCAAAATACTAGAATTAACAAACTATGTAGATGGTAGCCAACCAATTACCTGGGTTATTGGCTAATCAATCTCTTGCTGCATACTGTGCTCTGTGTTATACTGAGCGCATGGCAGATTTAATGATAGACATCGAAGGACTGGGCACCGGACCAGATACCACAATCCTGACTATTGCAGCTCAGAGTTTTGACCCGCTGGGTTCCGGCTATCACGCCCGACATTACTATGCCAGGATCGATCTAGAAAGTCAACAAGCTCGCAGCATCCAACAAGGTACCATAGACTGGTGGGCCACCCAACCAGCAGCAGCACGGGACGAAGCATTCAACGAACAAGGGCGTATTCCTCTGGACCAGGCTCTGGATGAACTGGCCAAGTTTATCTGGCAAAGCCGACTGATCTGGGCCAACGGTCCCACCTATGACATGAACATAATTGAGCATGCTTACAAGAGTTACAGGAAGCCTATTCCATGGCAGTATTACGTGGTGCGTGACAGTCGCACCATATATAGTTTGTGGCCCGAGCTGCCACGTCCTGCTACCAGTCACCATGCTCTTGAAGATTGTCGCCGGCAGATTGACATGCTGCAAGCCACACTAAAACACCTCGACGTAAAGGAACTAAAATGATCATTGGAGTTGTGGGATTTATTTCAAGTGGCAAAGATACCATTGCAGATTATCTAGTTAACATACATCAATTCCGTAGAGAAAGTTTTGCCAACACACTCAAAGATGCTGTGGCGGCGGTGTTTGGTTGGGATAGAGAACTGCTGGAAGGGCGCACCAAACAGGCCCGTGAATGGCGCGAACAGGTGGATCCTTGGTGGAGTGAACGTTTGAAAATGCCCAGACTAACACCACGCTGGGTGTTGCAGTACTGGGGCACAGAAGTTTGCCGTCAAGGATTTCACGACGATATCTGGATTGCCAGCCTGGAAAACAAACTGCGCAACTCAACGGATGACATTGTGATCAGTGATTGCAGGTTTCCCAATGAAATCAAGTCAATCAAATCAGCAGGTGGTATTGTGGTGCGTGTGATTCGTGGTCCAGAACCTGCCTGGTATGACGCAGCAGTCAGTGTAAATCACGGTCCCAATGGCAACACTAGCTGGAGTCTGAGCAAGAGCCGCTTGGACCAGGCACGAGTGCATGCCAGCGAATACGCCTGGGCCGGCACCAACTTTGATGCTGTGCTGGACAACAATTCCAGTCTAGATCACTTGTACGTGCAGGTCACACGTCTGGTTCAAGATCACCCGGACGCCAAATAGAATCTGTACGCCGTAGATCCGCGGCACAATTCAAACAAACAGTTTTCAAGTTACGAAGCTCAACGTTGTTGAGATTGCCATCAGCATGCAGCACCAACAGTTGACTTGAGTGCTTGGCCTTGAATCCGCATTTGTCACATGCGGGTTTCTTCTTGTAGCCTGCTGTTTCCCAGCGTGGTTTTCTGCTTTTGAGCCCTTTTCCTTTCCTAGCACAGGTCTCACATCTTGTTCGATAGTGGGCCACCCCGTCACGATAGTAGTTGACAGCACAAGGTCGTTGGTCACAGGCTTTACATCTGGGTCTTTGCATTGGATATTTATACTGGGCCTTTGATAAAGGTTGCTGTAGATACCACTTTTTCCAATATACCTATAAATATCAGTATGCGATTGCATGGGTACATCGGGTATCTGCAAGCAAATAGATAACAAAATTTTAGGAGAATAGCAATGGCCCTAGTTAGCCCCGGCGTAGAAGTAACAGTCATTGACGAGAGTCAATATATTCCATCAGCAGTCAACACAGTTCCGTACTTTATGGTTGCCACAGCACAGAACAAAGTATCCAGTGACGGCCTCACTGTGGCAGCAGGCACCCTGGCTGCCAATGCCAACAAAACGTATCTAATTACCAGTCAGCGTGATCTGGCAGCCACATTTGGTGTACCGTTCTTTTACAACACCACAACAGGCACTCCAATCAATGGCTACGAACTCAACGAGTATGGTCTGCTGGCAGCGTACTCGGCTCTGGGTGTTACCAATCGTGCATATATCCAACGTGCCGACGTTGACTTGACAGCCCTCACAGCCAGTTTGACTCGTCCCACAGGCAGCCCTGCCAATGGCACATACTGGCTGGATGCTGGTATCACCACCTGGGGTATTTTTGAGTGGAATCAGACCACAGCAACATTTACCAATTATATTCCCGCAGTAATCACCAGCACTGCTGATGTTGTGGGTGGCAACGGTACCAATCCCATTGCTGATAATACTCCAGTATCATCATACGGCAGTATTGGTGACTATGCTGTTGTGGCAATTGGTTCAGATGTGTTTGGTTACTACAAAACTTACCAAAACACCTGGGTACAGATTGGCAGCAATGGCTGGAAAACTGCATGGCCTGCACTGGTGGGCGCTAACGCTCCTACCACCCTGACAGTTGGCGCAAACATGTTTATCAACGATAGCTTGGTCACAGTTGGTGCCACCAATACTGTGGCAGGATTTGCAGCCGTAATCAATGCTGCTGCTATCACAGGTGTCACTGCCCGTGCAGTGTCAAATCAGCTGTATCTGTACGCTGATTCTACCGCGTCAAATGACGGATCCACACTCGGCAACAATGGTCTTATCACTATTGATGCAGGAACTGTCAGTGGTGCAGCATTGTTGACTGCTCTAGGCATCACGTCTGGTCAATATGCAGCACCCGACTACTTTCCGGGATACAGCTATGAGCAGCCACGCTGGAGAACCACTGATACCGACGGCGGTCGCCCCACAGGCTCTGTGTGGCAAAATATCAGCAGTGCCAACAACGGAATGAACTTGAGCGTTAAATCATACAGCAGCGCACTGGATACCTTTATATCACAAAATTGCCCGGTATATTCTGGTGACAGACAAGCAATTTATGGTCTAGATCCATCAGGTGGCGGAAAAAATATCCCGGTAGGCACCACATATGCTTCTTATGACGCCAGCTTTTATCTAGCCAGTGCATCGGTTCCGGGTCCCACATTCTCTTTTGAAATATTTGAAAGATACGCAGTTGGCGCCATGGAAGTCACAGGAACCACAATCCCTACTGGAACAGCATTTACAGTGGGCAATAGTTTCACAATAGTAGCAACAGAACCAGGTTCAGATGTAAGCAATACTGGCACAGTCACCATTGGTGGCACAGGAACTGTGGCTGACTTTATCGCAGCAGTTTCAGCAGCTGGTGTTCCATATGTGTCGGCCAGTGTCAACACTGCTGGCAACATTGTGCTGAGTCACAGCCAAGGTGGCTCAATCAACACCGCCCTGGGCACCGGAACTCCACTGACCGCAGCAGGATTCACTTTGAGTACTCCCAAAGTACGACAAAGAAATACCTTGCCCAATACAGGACTTACTCTAAGTAACTTTGTGACCACACCGCTGTTTACCTATACCACCAGCACCACAGCACCAGATCAAGATCCTGCAACAGGTCGCCTATGGTACTACAGCTCGGTGAGTGATGCTGACATCATGATTCAGGACAACGGAATCTGGCAAGGTTATCAAAATGTAACCAACGATGTTCGTGGCTATGACTTGACATTGTGCAATGCAGCCGGACCAATCATAAGTGCGTCGGCTCCGATCACACAAACTGACACAGCAGAATCACCCCTGGCCTATGGTGACTTGTGGATTGACACTGGCGATCTTGAAAACTATCCCAAACTGTATCGTTGGGAAGCTGTTAGCGGGACTGATCAGTGGGTAGAAGTTGACACCACCGATCAGGTGTTGCAAAGCGGTATCTTGTTTGCAGATGCTCGTTGGGCACCAAACGGAACCACAGATTGTATAGCAGATCCGTTCCCAAGCATTGTGAGTCTGTTGACCAACAACTATCTTGATGTTGATGCTCCGGATCCTGCACTGTATCCACAAGGCATGTTGTTGTTCAACACACGTCGGTCGGGTTACAATGTCAAGAGCTTCCAGGACAACTACTTCAATACCACATCTACTGCGTTTGCAATTGATGCATACTCCGCTACCACAGCATATGTGTACAATGATTTTGTAAACTACGACAATGCTGTGTATGTTTGCATTCTTGCTACCACTGCTGGTATTGCACCAACCAATGGTACATACTGGGATTTGTTGAACACCAACACATGGCTCACAGCCAGTGGCAACAAAACCAATGGCAGCATGTGGTCCGGTCGCCTGGCACAACGCCAGTTGGTTGTAGAAGCACTCAAGGCCGGCATTGACACCAGCGCCGCGGCACGTGAAGAACAAAATCAATTCAACTTGATTTCAACACCTGCGTATCCTGAACTGACACCCAACATGATTGCACTCAGCAACGAGCGCAACAACACCTTGTTTGTGGTTGGTGATACTCCGATGAGACTTGGACCTGATGGCAACAGCCTAGTGGCATTTGCTACCAACAACAACGGTCTGGGTCTGGTCACAGAAGATGGCAATGCAGCTACCAGCAACTATGCCGGCGTGTTTTATCCTAGTTGCCGTACCACAGACCTTGGTGGCAACTCAGTTGTTCAGCCGCCAAGCCACATGATGGTTCGTACGATTCTGCGCAGTGATGCTGCCAGCTATCCATGGTTTGCACCAGCAGGTACACGTCGTGGTGTGATTGACAATGCCAGTGCAATTGGTTATATCAATGCCACAACAGGTGAGTTTGAACAGATTGGCGTGAGTCAAAGTGTTCGCGATATCTTGTATGAACGCAACATCAACCCAATTACATTTATTCCGGGTATTGGCATCACGAACTTTGGCAACAAGACCAGTACAGTGACAACCACTGCACTAGATCGTATCAACGTGGCCCGACTGGTTGCATTCTTGCGTGGACGTCTAGAAGAGATTGGTAAACTGTTCTTGTTTGAGCCAAATGATCAGATCACACGCAATGAGATCACTAATACCTGCAACAGCCTGATGATTGACCTGGTTGCCAAGCGAGCCATCTATGACTACCTGGTGGTTTGCGATGCTAGCAACAATACTCCGGCTCGAATTGATCGCAATGAGCTTTATGTTGATATTGCTATTGAACCTGTCAAGGCAATTGAATTTATTTACATTCCGTTGCGCATCAAGAACACTGGTGAAATTGCTGGTGGAGCAGGCGTATAATAATGAAAAAGGTGACTGATTTTTCAGTCACCTGTTCAGGTAAATAAACACATAGGAGATTACAAATGGCAGTTTCATCATTACAGCGCATGACAGTACCACTAGCTAGCGATCAAAGCGCCAGCGCACAGGGCCTGTTGATGCCCAAACTCAAATATCGCTTTAGAGTGATGTTTGAAAACTTCGGCGTTTCAAAACCCACAACAGAATTAACCAAACAAGTGGTCAGCATTGCTAGACCCAATTTGACATTTGAAGAAATCACAATGCCGATCTACAACTCAACTCTGAAGTTGGCTGGTCGTCATTCCTGGGCAGACATTGCTTGCTCAGTGCGCGATGATGCATCAAACAGTGTGTCCAAGTTGATTGGCGAACAGATGCAAAAGCAAATGGACTTTTTGGAAATGGCATCGGCAGCTTCGGGCATTGACTACAAGTTCCTGACCAAGATTGAAATACTCGACGGCGGCAACGGCGCTGCAACACCCGTGGTACTTGAAGCCTGGGAATTGTACGGTTGCTACCTTAAAGGTGCTGACTACGGTGAATTGAATTATGGCACCAACGAAGGCGTCACAGTCAACATGACTATTGCATATGACAATGCTGCACAACTTGGACCTAACAGTCTAGACACCAGCGGTATCGGTGGTATAATTGGCAGAACAATTGGAGATGTTGTAACTGGTGCCGGTCAAGGCGCATAATAATGCCAACATTTGGCCAGGAATTCTATAAGGGATTCACCGCAGCGGATAGCATGCGTGATTATACTCACGCAAGCAAAACCTTTACTACCAACGCATACGAACTTAAACCCAGGTTCAAGTTCTTATTCCACGTGAGCTTCACGTTGAACACCGCCGAAATACCGGCACTGAGTCAGTTGGCAGGCGTGAATCAGATCACCAGTCTCAGCTATCTTGTGAAAACAGTGGACCTGCCCAAGTATACCATTGCAGCCGAAACACTCAATCAGTACAACCGCAAGCGAGTGATACAGACCAAGATCGATTATGATCCTGTTACTGTGACGTTTCATGATGATGGTGGCGACAACTCGCGCAACCTGTGGTACAACTACTACAGCTACTACTACAAAGATCCCAGTCAAAATTATCTAGCACCCAACAGTCAAAACGGCAGCCTGGGAGCCAGCGCCAATTTGCAAAAAGGTTTTGGCTACAACTCCAGGGACATCTACAACGACACTCGTGTGGGTGATGTCAACGACTGGGGTTATGTAGGCGAAAGCTACAATGACGGCACAAGCTCAGCATCGGGCAAGCCGCCTTTTTTCAAAGACATCAGAATCTACGGCATGGATCAACACAAAACAGCCGAGTATGTGTTGATCAATCCCATTATCAGCAACTTCAGTCACGATCAATACAACTACAGTGAAGGCGCCGGCACCATGCAAAACAGCATGACCATAGCGTATGAAACTGTGAAATATTATTCAGGTGCTGTGGGCAATCAGCGACCCGACACCAATGTTCAGGGCTTTGCTGACCCTGCACACTACGATCAAACTCTGAGCCCAATCAGCAGAGCAGGATCAAGATCCACTGTGTTTGGACAAGGCGGCTTGCTGGATGCAGGAGGTGGTATCTTGGAAGATTTAGAAAGCGGTGGAGTACTGGGACTTATTGGTGCAGCACAAAAAGCTGGCACAGCCTACAACACATTCAAGGGCAAGAATATTGCCAGCCTGGCCGTGAGTGAAGGAAAAGCACTGGGTACAAATGCCATCCGAGGATCAATACCAGGTGCGATTAGATCAGTGCAAGGTCGATCAACCGGCATGTTCTTTCCAACACCACAGTCTCCGCCAACCAATCCAAGATAATCATGGCCAGTATCAATTATCAAAATCCCAATCTAGATCAAACAGTACGAGTGTTTGATGCATTTTATGAATATGATGTAAACGTCCCTGCGGCCGAATATGATGTGGTCAACAGCTATTTCAAATCAACCATGACCACAAAACTGGCAGCAGACAACTTCACTGTGAGTTTGTTCAAGGTGGCCGAAGATACAAAAATTCCGGCTCTGACCCTGTTGCAGGCATTTGAAGGTGTGGATGGCATGAATCTCAATGTCAGCATGGCCTATTACTTGAACAGCATCCGAAACCGTGCCACCTTGTTGGGTGTGGGTGTGCCTGTGACTGCAAATTTTTACGCTGCTAGAAACGTGGTTCAATAAAGGTCAGGCAAGCATGGCCAACTTTTCAAAAGGCATTTTCCAAGTAAAAAATGCAAAAAAATATGTGGGTAATCGACCCCCAACCTGGCGCAGCAGCTGGGAACAGGTGTTCATGGCATTCCTGGACAACAACGACAATGTGCTGCAATGGGGGTCAGAGTGTGTGGCAATCCCGTACCGTCATCCACTCGACGGCAAGATGCACAGATATTTCCCGGACTTTTTGATCACTTATCGCACCAGGGAAAACACCATGCGAGCAGAACTGATCGAAATCAAACCCAAAAATCAAAGCGTGATCGAAAGCAAAATGAACAGTCGAGACCGTGCGGTGGTAGCCATCAACTATGCCAAATGGTCTGCTGCCACTGCCTGGTGCAAAACACAAGGGCTGACCTTTAGAGTTCTCACTGAAAACGACATCTTTCATCAGGGCAGCAAACGATAATAGCCGAGTGTGAAGCCACTAAATAGGGTATGACACGAAAACTTGAAGAGCTGTTTGATCTCCCACCATCCGCGGCAGAAATAGAAGCTGAAGTTCCTGCCATCACAGTCAATCAAGCCTTGTTGGCAGAACTTGATCTCACCATTGACAAGGTTGACAATGCCCTTCCAGCAGTGCGCGGGCTAGATGCCACAGACGCTGAAATGGATGAGCTGAGTGACATGGCCAAAGGCAGCTACAAAGATCTCATGGATCTTGGCATGCAGATAGACAGCCGTTTTGCCAGCAAAATCTTTGGGGTGGCCAGCAACATGCTGGGCCATGCTATCACAGCAAAAACAGCCAAGCTGGACAAAAAACTCCGGATGATTGATCTGCAGATGAAAAAAATGCGACTGGATCAACAACAACAAGCACTGGATTCCAAGGCTGCGGAGTCGGGTCTAGCGCCTACACAGACCGCTGAGGGCATGGTTCTGAGCCGCAACGATTTGCTGAATCGCATTCTTGGTAAAGACCAAATTGCTGAAAAAGAATAAATATACAACAGGATACCGAATATGAAAAAACCATTTGCAAGATACCTAGCCGAAAGCGAACGCACATACAACTACCGTATCAAGGTGGTAGGCGACGTGCCCGCAGGCTTTTTTAAACAGCTCAAGGCCAAGTGCAACCAGTTTGACATTGTCAAAATGTCTGACGCCAAAACTGCACCAGTGCGCCGAGCAGTGCCGGACTTTCCGGCCTTCCCCAATCAGCCCATGAGCCTGGTTGACGTGGAGTTTCGATATCCAGCTATTGAACCACAGATCAAACAACTGGCTCAATTGCTGGGCCTGGATCCCAATAGAATTGTCATGATGACCACACCCTATGAACAAAGCATGGATGAGGAAGCAGCCAAGATTGAAAGTCAAAACAAAGACCTGTTAGACGATCCTACATATCCTGCAGATGATGCACAGCAACGTGCGCTGAAGAAGGACTATTCAACTGGCCCATATGATCACGTGGTGCTGAAGAATGCCTACCGCAGTAACTTTACTGTTGCTGGAGGGAAGACACCCGCAGCAAAAACTACAAATGAATTGCCCATGGGCAACAAGAGCCCAATGACCACGATCAAGCGTCAACCCAAGCCAGCCACTGGCGCCAACCCAAGAGGATAATATTATGAGTTTCTTTTACGACCTAAACAAAAAACTAGACAGCATCCGTGCCACTCCCGAAGTCACGCACAAGCAATTGAACGAACGTGACATGAGTCGTGCTGCCAAAGGCTATGAAAAATACGGCAAACAAGGCATGGAAGCCTTGGCCAAGGCCGGCCGTGAAGGCAAGGCTCTTGACCCTGTACGTGCCAAATATGACAAGTATGACAACACAGAAGTAGACGAAGGCGCACACACTCAACATGCCATGGATTTGAATCCAGACTTTGCCAAGAAAGGCCGGAAGCCTGGTGTGATGGATCGTATGGCTCAAGGTGCAAAGAAGGTAGCTGATTTTGTGGCCCCCGGCGATGAAGAATTGATAAACCGACTGCGTCGCTCTCCTCCAAAAACCGGAGAACTCAATTATATGGAAGCAGCCAAGTATCGTGATTCCAAGTACAAAGACAAATTGTACACACAGGAACCACTAGACCACACGTTCGGTCCTGACATGGATGCTGCCTACTATAATAACTACCCTGATGACTATGCTGGCAGAAAACGTCCAATGGGCGGCGGCGAATTTCCCAGTACTGATCCGTTAGAAAAAGGATTTGGTCGTGGCGGCGCCTCAAACAGCATCAATACAGCAGGCAAACGAAAAGGCATGCCATCAAGAGATCAAATTACCAGCCTCAAAGGCAGTATCAAATCCGCAAGTGGCACACACGCCAAACCCAACTTGCCTGAAGCCGCTGCACCACTTGATTTTGACAAAGTGTTAGACGCTATTGCCGCATTGTATGGCGATGACATTTGGGAAAATGATGCCATGCAAGATCTAGCTAATGATCTTGAGCAAGCAGGTCCAACTGATAGAGAATTAGATTTTATTATTGCCAAGGGTAAATTGCCAAAACGTTTGGCCGGTATACAATTCTCAGCAGGAGACAGTGTACGATTTGGCGAGTCTAGTGCGCCAATGTCACCTAAGCAAAAATCATTTGCCGCACTGGCTGAACCCAAAGACAAAATTACTTTTGCTGACAAGATTGCTGGTGCCAAGAAAGAAGTTGACGAAATGCTGGGTGACGTTGCTGCCGAGGCAATGAAATCTGCTTTGGGCAAGGGCAAACAACCTGTGCGCGGCATGGGTGAAGCAACCAAAGAGATTCCCGGCGGAAGAGTACACACTGCTGAACCCGGCGGATATGGTCGCAAGGACGATGAAGATGATGAAGGCAAAAAAGTCGTGGCCAAGACACAACGTGGACGCGGCCGCCCCAAGAACAATGCTGACAGCGACACAGGTCAAGTCATGAAGCCTGATTTCAGTGCATTTGGTGTCACAGGTAAAGATATCAAATTGCCCAAGCACAAAGGTGCTGTGACCAAGCACAAGATGGTAGGTGAAAACGATCTGGATCCCAAAGACCAAGGCGAGTACGATCAAGAAGGCGACATGGCCAAGGACAGTATCAAGACCGTGGTGCGTCATGCACAGGCTCTGGAAAAAATACTGGGCGACAACGACAACCTGCCAGAATGGGTACAATCCAAATTGGCCAAGATTGAAAGCATGATGACTGCTGTGGATGACTACATGCAGAATCAAGAAACTGATCAAGACGATGAAAAAATGCAAGAGGCCTCTTTCCCAGTGCCACCTGG